TGCAAAATAAGTTTTACCAGTAGACGACTCACCAGCAATGGCAGTAATACGATTGCTAGAAACCCCGCCAAGAATAGACCCACTAATGAGTCCATTAAAAATGTAGGATCCAGTGTCAATGAATCTTTCAGTTTCATCAATATCCGACGCAAGTTGCGTATATTCATCCCCGATCTCTTTTACTATCTCTTTTAAAAAATCCATACTATGTTTCAATGTTGTATTCAATAGTTACTATTTTAGATGACTTACCTTGACTATTCCCATAGGAGTTGTAAGTAATCTTACCTTTGAGTTGTTTTGCAATGTCATCAAGTTGTTGCAAAAGTTCTTTTTCATCTTTCATTATATCACCATATTATGTTCTTCGCGAAGAATCCTTTTGTAAGGCCCTCCGGGATTTGCATCCATAACTTCTTGAACTAACTTCATTTTATCATATAAATCACCACACTTATCTTCACTCTTTCGACATCTCCACAGTGCAGTAACTATGTAGTCGAACTCTTGTTTGTCAATTGGTAAGTCCATTATGTAAAAAATAGTTCAAGGTTTACAGTTTTTTCGACATTCCACCCAATAGCATCAAGTATTGCTTTAAGTGGTTCTAAGAAACTCTTCTCAAATTGTAGTTCATAATCTATGTATTTGTCAAGTTTAAGTTCTCTTGGAAAGTCCTGAATAAAGGATACTACATTTTCTTGGATGATGTTTGGTTTTTTAAGATATATGAATTTGATCTTTTCACCATTACCAATCAGTGAATACTTCTTGTCAAGTTTATTCTTTTTAATATAGAAATTAAAAAGCAATGCCCCACGAGCATGTATCGGTGTGCCTTTACAATAGATGTCTGTGCGTGAATGATACTTCTTGACATTTGATACTGTGCGAGGGAATGCAATCTCTTCTGGTGGAAGTGTTTTGAACTTTGTACGACATTCATCAATATAATCAATCACTTCCTCTTCAGTTCCATTCATCATAATCTTGAGACCATTCTTAATCATTGTACGACAAGGTGCAGGAGTTGAGGATTTAACTGCCTCAATACCCATCATCTTGAGATTAGGTTCTTCATATCTTACACCCTCACTATCCCATACATTTAGAATATATCTTTTCTTTGCTGTCCATATACCACGCTCTGCGATGTTTTCCCTTTTCATAAACATCATTTGATCATAAGCATTTACATAATTTGCTAATTCTTTGTATGATGTGTCGATGAAGGGTTCAAACTTCTCTTCACAAATTTTATCGATGAACGAAACAATGCTCTCAGCATCCTTCTCTCTATCTTTGTAGACAACATCCACCAAAGGGCCAAGATTGAGATAGATTGAATCAGTATCACTAGCAATAACATAATCGGTATCTTCTGTTTTAAGGATTTTATTTAGATAAGCATTCATCTTATTCTCAATCCATCGAATACTTACCTGACCTGAAAGAGTGATTGCTTCAGCATTTGCTAGTTTGTAATAACGAAAGTACTGATTGCCGATAGCACCATAAGCACTATTAAGTTGTATCTTCCTCGCCATTTGAATGTTGTTACATCTGGAAATCTCTTTCTCAAGAGTTTTCGTCTTCGTCTTTTCATATTGTTGCTTTGCCTCCAACATCTTCTTTTTATATATTGTTCGATCTTTGTAGATCTTTTCCATCAATTCAGGTAAGAATCCACGAACATCTTTACGATACATTGCACCATTTGCACAGACAGCACTGTCTTTATACAATTCAAAGTTTACATCTTCTGCGAGGATTTTATCAACAGTAGCAGAGGGATGCCTTTGATCAATAAGAGTTTCTGGAGAAATATTATACTGCATAATCAAATGCGGATATAGAGAGTTAAGGTCAAAACTCACCACCCAATCATACTTTCCGGGAATTGGTTCTTTAACATATGCACCTGCATACTTTTCATTCTTTTGTGATCGATTCTTTGGAGGAATAACAATATTTCTTTTTTTAAGATAATTATAGATGATGGTATCCCACATACGAACCTGCGAGAATACATCAACATAGTTTGCTTTTGCATCATATGCCATTGTAATTGCAAGTTCAATCAACTTCATCTTATCTTCCAAGCGGTCAACAAGTTCCACATCAATGATGTTGTATTCAACAAACTTCTGCCAACCTTGTGTATAAAAGTCCTTGAATGTATCAAACTCACTGTGATCTAACTTCTTCTGTCCAAGTTCAACACTTGCAATATAATCCAAACGATAGGACTCTTGTGCCTTGTATGTAAATTTCTTGTAAAGATTTAAATAATCAAGTTGAGTAATGCCACCAACATCATATGCAATGTTCTTACGACCTGCAATATAAATCTCATCTTCAGTAACAAGGCCCCAAGGAGAAAGTCTCTTCATTAACTTAGAACCAAGAACTCTTTCCAATCTACGCGATAGATAGGGGATATCATATAATTCAATGTTCCAACCTGTAATTACTTCTGGAGTATTCTCTTCAATCATCCACCAGTTGATAAAAGCATTTAGAAGTTCATACTCTGAATTGAATGACTTGTAAATGACATTATCTTGTTTGTTATTAAATGGCCCCTGACCCCATGTGCGAATCTGTTTTGTTGTATAGTCCTGTATTGATATAAGTAGTATTTCTTCTGCCGAAGATTCTACATCAGGGAATCCATTCTCAGACTTCACCTCAATATCAAGTGTAGTTAATTTAATCTTGCTTATATCAAACTTAACTTCTGGTTCCGGATACATCTCAGAGATGTATTGATAGATATATCTGTCATTTCCGTAGATATCAAAATTCTGTACACCATCATATCTTTTGAAGAACTCACGACAATCACGAACTGAACCGGGGTTGATTGGTTCAACAGATTCACCAGTAAGAGTCTTATACTTAGTATTCTTTTTTGAAGAGACGAAAAGAGTTGGGGCAAAAGATTCTCGTACCATGAAATGTTTACCATTCTCATAACCACGAACTAAAAAATTATTTCCAACTAATTGAACATTAGTATAGAATCTCATCAGGCAATTAAATCAAGATACTCAGCCAGTATAGCAGATGTTGGAGTAACTAGTGTAAGAATACTGTCAGAATGTATCATCATTTCAGTCTGTGATGTATAATCCAACCAAGTTTCTAGTTTATATTCATCATTTTCTTTGACCATTTTATATGGTTTGATCATTTTACAATCAGGGCCACCAAGTTCGGTATCCATTTCCATGATCTGTGATATCAATAAATCACCATTCTTAAGTAGTAAGCAATTAATAATCTGATCCATTTATCTTCTCCGTATACATTTTTTTGACGCTTTCAATTGGTTCGACTAAGGCAACTACCTGATTTACAGATACAGGTACATCTTCCTCATCACTAATTATAATCCAACTTGTCAGTGTAATTTCAACTGATGTCTTTGGATCTTTTTCTTCAGTGAGATATACAGGTGAGTTTATAACAACCTTATGAGGTTTATTAAACAGATATGCGATTGGTTTATCTTCAGATACGATTTCTTTCATATCTGCAATAATCTGATCACCTGATTGAAGAACTGCAAGTTTGATTGACATCTTTAATAATAATTAAAATGGTAGATTCCTATAGCCGCTATTCCTGAACCTACCAAAGGGGAACACCGCAGCCAGTATTTCTCTGACTCTTTTATTATACCATAAAAAAAGGGATCGTCAAGATCCCTAAAGTATTGCTTTCATAATAAACTCATTAGATAGTATAGGATCACCAAATAGATCTAATTGTATTTGATCTGCATCTACCTCAACATCATCCTTATTCTTACGACAATGCAACCAGTAATAAGTACCATTCTCCCTCTTATAGAAGAAACTGGTGTTGTGTGAGTCTAGACATGCTACATGAAGCACACATGGATATGTTACCTTACGATTTGGATCTGGTTTGGTTGACTTACCCATGCTTCCATACATGGGTTCTTTACCACTACCGTGAGCAGAAGGTGTGTCTCTTATGACATGCCAATCATAACCTGTCATATTTAAAGGTAATCCTTTCTTGCATGATGATCTGGTACTATCTTACCCAACTTAACGGTAAGAAGTCCATCTTTGAATTGAACCTCTCGGACTTCAACATCTTCTGAAAGTGCCCATTCTCTTGTGAAAGATCTCTGAGCCAGTCCTTGATGGACATACTCGGATCCTGTCTCCTTAGTTTCTTTCTGTCCCTCAACAATAAGTTTTCCATATTCAGTGTAGACCTTAAGTTCTTTTTTACCAAATCCTGCAAGAGCAATCTCAAGTAATGACTCAACATTATTTACATGAATTAGATTGTAAGGTGGATAGTTTGTTGCGGTTTCGTAACTATTAAAAAAGCGGTCAAGGTAATCATCCATACCAATCCCGTTCTTTGAAATTATTTTCATCAACTCTGGTAAGTTTGCAGAGTGATATCTCTGTAGTGAAGTCATAGTTCTCCTTTTAAGCGAGTGTAAATTATGTCCCCGAAGGCGACATTACTATTTAACCATATAAACATTATAAAGGGGATGTTGAATCCCCTACTTTTTTATTCAGTTTCTTCTACCTTTTTCTTCTTACTTCCTATATTATACTTTGTTTCTAATATCCATTCACCCTTATCCTTATAAGATAATACTTTGATTTGATTTAAAGGTGCTACATCTTGTATAGAATCGGCACTTACAATACCAACAAGTCCCCAATCTACCAATAATTGTGCTATGCGATTTCTTCTTTGTACATCATTTGAAGTAAGATTGGCATGCTTACCATCTAATGCAAATAATTCTTTGAAGTGTACTAAAAAATACCTTCCCTGTTTGTGTAAAATATGACAAGACTGATATATTTTCTTTTCTTTTCTTGATGCAACACCAATACGAGTCAGTGTTTCTCTCACCTTGAGAAAATCATCTGGTTCATTTAATGTCACTTCAACCATTTGGTTTGGATCCCAATTCACCTGTGGTTCCTTAAGAACACTCATTGTCTTCCTCCAATATCAAGTTTAGATTTAATAAAATTCAGTTGTTCTTGTGTAAGAATCTTTAGAATCTGTTCCGCTTTTGCATTACTACATTCATAGTATGTCTTGACACTATCAAGTTCTTTGATTTTGTCTTTACGAAGCCAAGGAGAAAACCTTCGTTTTTTCCTCACTATATGTATAAAAAAGTCATGTTGCATCTTCTTTGGTAGAAATGGATACTTATTCATTTCATTTGCAAACATAACTGTGTCAAGATGTCCTGATAAACACTTGTTAATTATGAAGGAAGGATATTCTTTTTCTATTGATGGATCTTCATCAATTTGATTATTTTTGTTTAGGTTGATCGAGTTCAACCAGTCTTTCAGTTCCATCAGTTTCATTATCAAAGTAGGAAGAACATGAGCAGACAAGATTACGATCACCGTAAACATTATCTATTCTTGCTACTGCAGGCCAAAACTTACTAGTTTGTTCTACAGGATATGCTGCTTGTTCTCTGGTATAATTATACACCCATTCTGTTGAACTTACAACCCTTGCAGTATGTGGTGAATTCTTCACTATCTCAGGTATTGCAAATATTTCTCTCTTAATCATCTCCATTGCTTTTGCAAATCTTTTCAATTCATCTAAAGATTCTGATTCAGTTGGTTCAACCATCATCGTATTTGCAACTGGCCATGATAATGTAGGTGCATGGAATCCATAATCCATTAATCTCTTTGCAATATCCTCTGCAGTAACAGGGAAATTACGACAATCAAATATACATTCATGTGCGATTCGATCATTATCTCCTCGATATAATACTTTAAAATATGGATCAATTTGATGTGCCAACCAGTTAGCAGATAGTAAAGATACTTCACTTGCCTTTCTGAGTCCTTCTCCACCCATCATTCTTATATACATCCAACTGATAGGTAAAATTGATGCACTACCATATTCTGCTGATGATACTCGATGAGTCACAAAAGGTGTTAGATGTTCTGCAACACCAATCGGGCCAACTCCGGGGCCTCCACCACCGTGAGGAATACAGAATGTTTTATGTAAGTTAAGGTGACATACATCTGCACCATAGTCACATGGTTTTGCAAGACCAACCTGTGCATTTAGATTTGCACCATCAAGATATACCTGACCACCATTCTCATGAACGATTCTACAAATATCTTTGATAGTTGGTTCAAATACACCATGAGTCGATGGGTATGTAATCATAATACATGAAAGTTCAAATGTATTCATGATTGCTTTCTTCTCTAAATCTTTTAAATCAATATTTCCACTATCATCACACTTGACTGGAACTATCTTCATGCCCGCCATGACAGCACTTGCAGGATTAGTTCCATGTGCACTCTCCGGTATAAGACAAACATTTCTCTTATCATCATCGTTACTTCTATGGTAATCTTGTATTGCTAATAGACCTGCATACTCTCCTTGTGATCCTGCATTTGGTTGTAGTGATATAGAATCAAATCCTGTGATCTCACATAACCATCCTTTTAATTCCTTGATAATAATATCATAACCAATTGTTTGAGATGCTGGTGCAAATGGATGAATGTTTGCAAACTCTGGCCATGAAACTGGCATCAGTTCTGATGCTGCATTTAATTTCATAGTGCAACTGCCAAGTGGCATCATACCATTTACTAATGAGAAATCTTTTGAAACTAACTCATTAATATATCTCATCATATTTGTTTCACTATGATAATTGTTAAATACTTCTTGAGTCAACCAAGGTTTAGTTCTCTCTGGCACACCTAACCAATGATAATCTCCGATTGAATCGATCACATGATCAATAGTGTCAAATTTATTTGTAATATCTAATTGAGAATCTACAAGTTGTTTTAGTTCTTCTAATGTCGTACATTCATCTAGTGTAATTAAAGTGTGACCGTCTTCATAACGAACATTAAATCCTTCTAAAGCAAGAAAACTTTTAAAACGAACAGTATCAAATCCTTCAGACTGATCAACTTCTATCCCACACCATGCTAATGCCTTTTGTAGGGTTTGTCTATATCTCAATACTCTGGTTGCTATTCTTTTCAGACCTTCCGCACCGTGGTAAGCAGCGTAAAAACCTGCCATATTTGCGAGGAGTGCTTGAGCAGTGCATATATTGGATGTTGCTTTGTCTCGTCTTATGTGTTGTTCCCTTGTCTGTAATGCTAGTCGTAGTGCTTTATTACCTTGGGAGTCTAGAGACTGCCCTACAATTCGTCCGGGAATCTTTCTCTTATACTTTTCATTTATTGCAAAGAATGCTGCATGAGGCCCACCAAATCCCATAGGTATACCAAACCTTTGCATACTACCAACTGCAATATCAAATCCCATCTCCCCTACAGGTTTCATTAACACCTGTGCCATTGGGTCTACAACCGCAATCTTCATACACTTATATACATCTGCAATACGAATAAGTGCATTCGGATCACGAAGTCTACCTTTATTATTTGGTAACTGAACTAATAATCCAAAAGCATCATCAAAATCTTCTAGTGCTGCTACAGTATGCCAATCAAGTAATTTTATTTCTATCCCTAAAGGTTTTGCTCTTGTTTCTAATACTTGTAATGTTTGAGGAAATACTTCACTATCAACCAAAAATACATTTTTCTTAGATGCACTATGAGCAAGTAACATTGCTTCTGCTGCTGCAGTTCCTTCATCTAACAAAGATGCATTTGCTATTGGCAACCCAGTAAGTTCTGTAATCAGTGTTTGATAATTAAATAATGCTTCTAATCTACCCTGAGATATCTCTGCCTGATATGGTGTATAAGATGTATACCATGCAGGATTCTCAAAAACATTTCTTTGTATTACTGGTGGTGTAATTGTACCATAGTATCCTTGACCAATTAAGGATCTTTTAACTCTATTCTGACTTGCTATTTCTTTTAATTCAGTAAGTGCCTCTTGCTCACTACACCCATCAGGTAGTTTATAATCCCCTCTTAATAATATAGAATCTGGAACTATTTGTCTGACAAGTTCATCCAAACTAGAAAGACCCAAATCCTCTAGCATTTGAGTCTGTTCTGCCTCTGATGGGCCGATGTGTCTAGAAATAAATTCTGTCATTAAATACCTTGATCTTTTTGACTTTTAAAGAAATCTGATAATGATGATTGTAATTGACCCTCATTTTCTTTTGGATCTAATTTATTATAACCTTTAATTTTTTTCCAATCATTATACATTGCCTGTAAGAACCAACTTGAAGCAAGACTATCTGCTCCTGATTCTAATAATTGAACTTGTCTTGAAGATAGTTGACGAGATTTGATGTCAATATATTCTGATCTCCAGTTAGAGTCATCGTAAAGTGGTGTTGCCATTATCCGTATGTAAAAGTTTTTCCTTTGATTTGTGATTGACCTTCTGGGTTTTTACCCTGTGGTTTGAATTTACCTAATTTAACATTTTTTGCTTTGCCCAATCCACCTTTGCGTGTTGCTGATAGTGTACCAGTTTTTTTCGTTTGTGTCAACACAGAGTCCTGTCCATACTTTTTACCAAGTGCCTTTACAGTTTTCTTAAACTTTCTCTTACCCATCTTACCTGATGAGACAACATGACTTCTCTCTTTAACTTTTTTCTCTTCACCAGTCTTCTTATCTTTCTCCATATATGAACCAGTTACTTTCGTAGCACCACCTAGACCTTTACCACGAATATCTTTATCTAATTGCTTTGCTCTTGCACTATTTTCCTTTGCAGACTTACCTGCTCTGGATGCAGACAATGCGGCCATTCCACCTTTATCAGACTTGCTTTTTATTCTAGAAAGACTACTCTCGTCTAAAAACTCTTTAAATGTCTTCATCCCTTGCAACAGTTTTTAAGTATTTATTATCTAATGATTTGTATGTCATCATCCTGTGTCCATAGTTCTACCTTATCTCTAAATCTACCTTCTGCCTTTAACTTATCATATCTTTTAGTTGCTTTCTTCTTCCACCATGTAAGTATGTTCTCAAGATGAAACTTATCCCAGTTTTGACCATGAACTAATTTATCTTGTTCACCATTAATAACTTCACGAACATTTGCATAACCATAATCAGATATGTAGAATCTCTTCTTTTGAGTTAGATTGAGAGCCATATCAATAATGCCTGTAAACTGTTCCAATTCATTTTTCATATCATACTCTTTCATAGAGTTTTTAATTATAGATATCATCTTTGATTGTCTCTTCATCTTCTTAGAAGATGCTTTATTATCAGTCAATGGAGTATTATCATTCCATTCTTTAAAACGATTATGTAATTTATGAAATGCATCATCATGAAGCAATGGAGTAAATTTACTTTCAGTTAATCCTTTGTATCTCATGAATGGTTTTAAACCATCATACTGAGATGCCGATGTTGTAGATCCATACAAAGATGTTGTTTCAAATAATGCAATCTCTTTATCAAATACTTTAGATATAGTTTCTCTAGCAAAATGTGAACAACATAATAATGCTAACAATTTACCACCAAGATAATTATATCCAAATGGTTGCGAGGGAACAATCACAAAACCCATCGCAGTATGTCTATTCATTAAACTTAGATTAGCTGGTTTACCTAACCAAAGATTTCTAGGTTTGGAATTGATTGTAGGAGAACCAAATCGGATAAATCCAATAAGTTTCTTTGTATTCTTTTCATATACCATCCAACGCAACTCTCTACCGGGAATATTTGCTTCATTATTATGAGATGATACAGCACCCAACATTGTCTTATAATAATCTTGAGGTAAACCATTTTGAAATCTATCACCGACAAAACGAATATCAAACTCCATATCGTTTGGATGAATATCTTCATTTAAAAATTCATCTTCAAAAGATGCAAGTGCACTAAAACTTTTAATAGTTTCTTTTTTAACATATCTAAGGTAATCTTCTATATTTCCCATACGAGAAAAATACTGTATAAACTCATCAGCAGCCCATAGAGTATTATCTTTAGAAATAAGATTAATCGTCATGGTCATCCCAAGGGTCTGTTAAATCTTCATTGGCAAAGAATCCTTTATAGATTCCATAACCTGTGAGTAATACCATCATTATAGCAATAGAAATGACAGTTGTATACTCCGGTGAATATGATGCATGCGGAATCATTTAAATCTCCATTCTCTTTCATCTAAAACTTCATTAATAAGTTCTTTTAATTCTTTCTTAAGAGTGTCAGATAGAAGATTCATTTCATTCTTTACCATAGGTGGAATAGCATCACGCTGTTCTTGAAGTGATTTACCGCCACTCTTCTCAGATCCAAATGACATTCCTTGAGTATCAATCTTCATAATTTTCTATTGTTTCCCAAATGATATAGTCATCAGGATTAACCATTGGCATATATCCTCCACTATTTCTTCTTGGTATAGTAATAATATCAATAGTCTCTTCAAACCATCTATTCATTGATTTTGCCATCTGACGATATCCAGTGCCGACATAGACTTGGCCTGCAACAACTGCGACTGTTGCTATACCCCAGAATAAGTAATAACTTGACGATTTCATTTGTGCTTTTCTTTTTGTGAATGTTGATTTAGTCATTTTGATCTTCACGCGGATAATAGACCTCAACATAAGAATTACATTGAGGACATGATAAATTTGTAACTATACTATACTCTGGAGTCATGTCCATGTCAAGGTCATGATCCCCACCCCAGATTAATTCAGTGTTACAGTGCCAACAGTTCATTCAATAATATCCTCTAATTTGTATAGAGAAATAAATTCTATCTTATTATTTTCCCATATGATGTGATCATCTTGTCTATCAACGATTGCAACAACACGATTCACAATGTAACCTGCATCACGCAAAACATTTACTGCTTTGATTGCACTACTACCAGTTGTAGTTACATCTTCCAATACTGTAACGATAGATCCTTCAGGTGGCTTGTTACCTTCAATAACTTCTTTTGTTCCATATCCTTTCGGATTCTTTCTTACGATCAAAGCATCAATATGTTTACCAGAGTAGTATGCTTTCTGTGCGATACCACAAACTAAAGGATCAGCACCAAGAGTAAGTCCACCAACTGCTACAGATTTATCTTCCACATGCTCTATCATTAAATGTGATAGAAGTGCATTTCCCTCACAGGATAAAGTAACAGGTTTACAGTTAATATAATGCTCCGATTCTTTACCAGAAGATAAGGTAAATTTACCTTTCTTGTATGCTCTTTCTCTTAGAAGATGTAGTAATGTCTTTCTATGATTTTCCATCAGAGAATTAATTGTTTAGTTGGTTTTGATATCTTACCAAACATTGAATTGTATTGTTCGATAATCTCATCTTGAGGATCTCCAATATAAACCACATATTTTTTAGTGACTTCAAGTTTATCTTTTTGAAGTAAAGGAGACCAAGGAGCAAATGCAATTTGTCCTTGTTTTTGTGACGGTACTGCCACAATCGGATCAGTGATTGTTATTGAATCAGTGTCCTCTTTTGTAATGTCAGCGATTACATCTTCGCCAGACCACATACGAATTAGTTTTACAGTCATTTGAATTCACACTCCACCATAATTTCGGTTAAACAAGCTAATAGGTTAATTTCCTGATCTGCCACAAATGCTACTTGGTATTGATATTTAGCCAAAACAAGAATGGCAGCAGGAATAGAACTAGCGACCAAGGTTTCATACAAACTATCGTAAATGCGACGAAACAATAAAGTGGTATCATTATCCAAGTTAGTGTTGACCCATTTACGGACTTCAGAAAAGTTTTTTTCCTTAAGACTCTTAGTAAGTTCATTAATTGAAACATCAGAAAAGGACGCTAGAATGCCGGAATCTATTTCACCTCCGACTGAGTATCTTTGACACTCGTTGAGGACTCTCCTCCAGTCAGGAAAGTGTTTACTGATTAACTCAGCAACAACTTTCTTATCACTCTTTATGTTCTCTTTGTCAAGAATATAATTAATCCTTGCAAAGAACTGTGCTGCTATTGTTGGTTTGTCTTTTTTATTAACAGAGAAGTCAACAACAGAGCACCGTGAATGGAGAGGAGAGATGATCTTATTTTTGTAGTTGCAGGTAAAGATAAATCTACAGTTCCTAGAGAATTCCTCAATAGACGCTCTGAGAAGGAGTTGTACATCGGAAGTGGTATTGTCTGCTTCATCAATGATGATGACTTTATGTTTTGAGTCACTCGTAAGAGAGACGGTAGATGCGAAGTTCTTTGCGTTGTTCCGAACAGTGTCCAGAAAGCGTCCTTCATCCGATCCATTAATGACATAGTAGTCTGCTCCAAGTTGATTGCATAATGCCTTTGCTACAGTTGTCTTACCAATCCCCGGTGGGCCTGATAATAACATGTTTGGTATCTCACCAGCAGTTAAGAAATCTTGAAATGTTTTCTTAATACCTTGAGGTAAGATACACTCATCAATTGTTTTGGGTCTGTATTTTTCAACCCATATAAAATCACTCATAACCAATTAGGTTTACGATCAGGTTTCCTAAGATAATTATCGCATACCCAAGGTTTAGATGCAATGTATCTTTTATACTTAGTTAGAATATCAATACTTGAATCATGTTTGAACTGGTCAGGGCCTGCAAAAGCAAACGGTGTTGCTTCCTTGTGACATAGTAATGTCTTACCAGTTCTTTTCTCAAATACTTCTTCTGCTGCATTCATTGCAGTTTGGCATGAATGTACTTTACCATATCTGGTTTCATACTCATTCAACAATGCAAATCCATGCTGAATCAACCATGCAGTATTGGCAAGACTTTCTGCTGCCCATATTGTACATGGATGTCCACGGAAAGCACCCTTCTCAGTGTTGTAAGGAGTGCCATCTTTCTTAGGTAGTAAATCATTACACCA